AGCACAGACAATCAAAAGCCGTCGATACAAGATGGTGCATCTAGCGACACTGCTCATGCCAGATGGTCCCGAAGACGTGGCCACAGAACGCATCGTGCATGTGTTCGCGGAACAGCAATGGAAACCCGAGACGCGCAAGGCGTACCGGAACACCATATCGTCGTTTTTCCGATGGCTGCATAAAAGCGGCAGACGGTCGGATGATCCGAGTCTGGACGTGCCAAGGGTGAAGAAGCCGCACGCGCATCCCAGACCATGCCCGGACCGTTACATCGTTGCGGCGATGGAGATGGCCACGTCGTCGGAAAGACTCATGATCCGGCTGGGCGCGGAGTGCGGACTGCGGCGTGGCGAGATTGCGCGGGTCCACAGCGATGACGTGGTGGCCGACAGTGCCGGCCGGTCATTGATCGTGCGCGGCAAAGGCGACAAGCAGCGCATAGTGCCGTTGCCGGATGATCTGGCCGGCATCATCATGGACGCGCGTGGCTACCTGTTCCCTGGCCGGTTCGGCGGCCACGTGGAGGAGTCCTATATCGGTGACCATATCAGCCGCCTGCTGCCGGACGGGTACGCCGCGCACACGTTGCGCCACCGGTTCGCCACCACGGCCTACGCCGCCACACACGACCTGTTCGTGGTCGCGGAACTTCTAGGCCATGAGTCGGTTGAGACCACGGAGCATTACGTGGCCATGCCCGACGGCCGTCTACGAGAGGCAACGGCGGCCGTCAGGCTTACGTAATCGACTACTTGGCCGTCACATTGATTTCGAGGGCGTCTAGCTTGGCCTTGACGGCCTTCTCCACGCTTGCGGCGATGTCGCCGGGGTTGGCTCCAACGGCCTTGCTCAGTGCTTCGATTGCTGCGTTCTGGGCAGTAAGCATGGTCTTCAGCTCGGCGATGTCGTAGCGGGCTTGGATGACGCTGTCCAGGATGTTACGCCCGTCGTTGCCTTTGGTCTGGATGAGTGCGTCTGTGGCGCGGTCCTTGAGCTCGGAGCGTGTCTGGATGATGCCGTCGAACAGGTTGCGCCCGTCGTTTCCCTTGGTCTCGTATAGGTCCTGTGCTGACACTCCCGTGTCTCCTTCCTTGACTAGTTGTTTGAATCGCTCCCAGCTGTAACCCCAGCGGGAGAAGTAGGGTATCGGGTCGGTGTGGTCGCTGCCGCCCCATCGTTTCGTTGCTTCGTCGTGGCAGATGAGCCGGTCGATTCCCCACCCGTGCGCTGCGAGTCGTTCACGGACCACCAATGCGGCTATCTCGATGCCGTGTTGGAAGTCCTGCGCGTTGGTGGCTTCGCAGATCTCCAGCCCTTCCACGTACCGGTTCCCGTTGCCGACCTGGTAGCAGAGGCGGTCGTAGGGCACGGTGTGGATAGCTTCGGCCCAGTCGCTCACAAGGTGCACGGCATAGATGTAGTCGCGGGCCCATAGGTCGCGGTGGTTGCGTGCGGTGGCTCCTGGGTTTGCGGTGCTGTGCACGCAGAAATAGGACGGGGACAGTGGCCCGTGGCCTTGGTTGACGATGTCCTCGCGTATGACGCTCACTGGTCTTTGTCCTTTTCCTGTGTGCGGAACAGCTGGAGTAATTTGGAGTCCTTGAGTTCGGGGTTGATTTCGCCCAGGTTCTCCAGGATGCTGGTCGTCTCGGTCAGGATGACGTACACGGCGGCGGGGATGACGATGGGCAGCGTGTATCCGAGGTCGATGACCCGCTGCGCGTGTTCCAGGATCTCGGCGAGAACCATGATCAGCACGAACGCGCCCTTGTGATACAGTCCCTCCCTCATCTTCGTGCTGCTGATGTCGTGCTGCATGGCCGCCTTGACAAGGCCGGTCACGTAGTCGAGCAGGATGAGGATACCGACGACGGCGAGGGCCGTGATCTCCGTTTGCTGCATGTGTTTTCCTTTCCTTGTTGGTTATCTGCCTACGGGGTAGCTGATGGGGGTCACGCCCACGTTTCTGCCGGCCGTGCCGTAGATGTTGTTGATTGTCAGCGTGCCGTCCGTCTTTATCTCTATGAGCGCCTGGGTGCCGCCCGATGCGGTCCAGCCATGCACGAACCTTCTGATGGCGGGGCGGGCCTGTTCGGGCAGTCGGGCGAAGTTCCACCCTGCATACACGTCAACGTTCGCGCCCATGTCGCCGTACACGTTGACCATGCCGTTCTCGATGCTCACGCAGAGGGTGCCGGGTTTCGACGTGTTGTAGGTGCCAAGTTGGGTGCGTGGCATGTTGATGGTGGTCGGCCCGCCCTCCAGTCCTTGGATGACCCACTTGGCGACTGTCGCATAGCCTTGGTCGTTGGGATGCATGTCGAGGTTGCCGTCACCTAGGTCATGGATCTGGCCGGTGAGGTTGTAGAGCCACTGCCAACTGTCCCAGATGACCTCCACTCCCTTGTCTCGGGCCGCGGTGCGGATGTCTTCGGCCCTGTATTGCGCGTCCACGCTGATCGGCCGGTAGTCGGCCCATAGGGCGGGGATGCACACGATTCTGGCGGTGGGCCAGTTCGTGTGCGCGTAGTCGAACGTCTCGGCCGCCTTATTGGTGACGGTGGTGTTGCCGTCGTTGCGGCCGCCGGCGATGATGATGACGTCCGGGGTGGCGTTGGCGGCCTTGGCGTCCTGCAACGTCTTGTTGCCTTTCCCTCCGATGCTGTACCCGCTGCCGCCCACGGCGCGGTTGTCCTCGCTCCAGCCGAACGCCTGGCACACGAGCGTGCTCCATCGCGCCGCGTTGCTGCTTGCCCTGAAGCCCTGCGTGTAGCTGTCGCCGATGAACAGGGCCGATGCGCCGTAGAGAGCGCCGCGTGTGTCGCTGCCGGCCCTGCGGATAAGCGCGGCCACGCCCGAGTCCTGGATGTTTCCTGCGCTGGACGCGAAACCCTCGGCCTCGTCTCGCCATTTCTTGGCGTTCGCGGTGGCCGTGTTCAGTTCGTCGGTGATTTCTGCGGGCAGTTGGTCGATGTTGTCGTCGATCGACTCGGCCATGGCCTGGAACTGCTGGGACGCGAAGCGCACGAGGTCGTTGGCTCCGGGGTATTTGATGTGATGGCGGGGCGTGGTGGGCATGTCTGCCGGGTTGAACTCCGCCCGTGTGGTGTCTGCCATGGTTTTCCTTCCTATTGTTCGAAATATGTGATCTGCCCGAATTCGCCCCATGTGAACACCGTGGCCGTCCACGGGAGACCGATGGGGTCGAGGTCGGCCCATGTGCTCAGTTCGCTGGGGATCATGGGCAATGGGGTGATGGTCAGCTCGTTGCTGAGGTCCGGCTCGTCGCCGTCCCATGCGAACGAGAGGGTGCCGCCGATGGCGAGCCATGCGCCTGCCGTGACCGGCGAGCCGTTCGCGTCCAAGAGCTTCGTGTATCTGGTGGAGGCGAAGGCCAGCAGGATCGCGCTCGGCTGCAACGTGTGCTCGTACAGGTCGAGGTCGATGTCCCTGCTGGAGATGGTCGGCGCTTCGGGTATCGGCTTGAGGGTCTGCGTGGCGAGCCAGTCGGCCCACTGGTCGCGCTGCGCGTCGCTTGGCTGCCAGACGGTGCCGGGCCAGTGTCCGCCGCTTTCGTCCACGCTCACCGCGTCGGTCTCGAACGTTACGGCCTCGATGGTCTCGGTGAGATTCTGGGGCAAACGGCCTCGGTCGGTGACGGTCGCCTCCGCGTCCTCGAATGTCACCTTCTGGTCGTTGTCGTCCCATTTGGCCTTGCGGGTCTTCAACGTGACCTGCGCCACGGGGTCGGGCAACGTCATGTCGGTTTCGTTGATGCGGATGTCCGAGGCGTAGAGTGCCTTCTGCTCCATGCCCGCGCCCTCCACGCTCAGGGTGCCGTCGCCGTGCAGGGTGATGCTTGCCTTGTCGCCCGCGTAGCGTGCCGCGAGGTGTTCCGAGCCGTGCTGGTGGGTCTCGTACCACAGGGCCACGTCTGGCAACGGGGCGGCGAGCTTGTGGAGCACGGTGGACAGGTCTGGCATGCTGTCGAGGTCGTATGGCGCGGGGTAGGGCGCGTACTGCTTGAGGTAGTCGATGCTGTCGGGGTCGAGCGGCGGGCAGCCGAGCCCGTTGATCCTGCGGCCGATTTCGTCCACGCGTGCGCGCGCGTCGCCGGTCCAGTGCAGGTCGGGCAATGCCGGGTCGGTGGGTCCCTGCTGCGTGGTGCGTTTCAGTCGCACGGTGAGGCTGTTGGCGTACAGGTCGAGCAGGGAGGTGCCGTTGCCGCGCTGGGTGATGGTGCCGCCCGTGGTGATGTTGCCCATGAACAGGGTGAGCGCCGTGGGGTCTGGCGGCTCGGTCGGGTCGGGCGTGTGAAGCTGGTGGAAGTCGGCCCATGTCCGGGCTGGTGGCGTTTCAACCCATGGCGTGCTGCGGTTGAGGTCCTGCCACAGTGGCATGCGTGACAGTTGGATCAGCACGGGCATGCCGGCGATGCGGGTGGCGTTGCCCGCGAGGTCGCCGGTGCGGTCCATGAGCTGGAAGTGCAGCACGTTGGGGTCGGGCTGTTCGTCCAGCTTGTCGGTGCCCCACTCGATGGTGAAGCCGGCGAGTCCGGCCGTGGCTCCCGCGTGGCCGGTGACGTTGACGTAGCCGTGGCCGGTGTCTATGTACATGACGGGTTGCCTCATGCGCGGCCCCTCCGTTTCACGTAGCCGTTCAGCAGTTTCTCGATGGCCTTGGCGGTGCCGTCCGGGTCGGTCACGAGCCCGTCGATGTGGACCTCGTAGTTGTTGACGACGGTCTGGCCCGCCGCCGCGCCACGGGTGGCGTTCATGGGCGTGGAGGCCAGCGTGGCGTTGACGCCCGCTATCGCGCTGCGCACCTTTCCGTCGAAGCCTGTGCGGATGCCTTGGGCGAAGCCGTCCATGATGGCGTTGCCGTGGGGGATGAGCAGGCGGCGGTCGTAGCTGATGGGGCCCTTGTGCGAGCTGATCCAGTCGGCGATGCCTCCCACGAAGCCGGTCACGCCGTCCCATGCGCTTTTCAGGCCGTTGAGGAAGCCGTCGATGATGCTTTTTCCGGCGTTCACGAGCAGGCCGGACACGTTGCCGATGGCGGACAGGATGCGGCCGGGTAGACCGCTGAACCATGTCACCACGCCGTTGAACGCGTTCCTGGCACCGTTCGCTGCCGAGTTGAAGATGTTGACGATGGTGGAGCCGAGACCGGAGAAGAAGCCGATGATGCCCTGCACGCAGCTGGAAAGGTAACTCGTGAAGCTCGCCCAGACGGACCGCCCGGTGTTGGTGCAAGCAAAAAAGTAGGTGAGTCCGGCCACGAGCGCGGCGATGAGCGTGATAACCAGCATGATCGGGTTCGCGGCCATGACCGCGTTGAGCAGCGCCTGCGCGGCCGCGGCCAGCTGCATGGCCGTGGTAACGGCGGTGACGACTGCGACGGCTCCGCCGACCGCGGCCACGAGAGGGGTCACAAGATCCAGATTCTGACTGATCCAGTTGCCGGCGGTCTTCAGCCAGCCGCCGACCGTCTGCGCTGCCGTGGCGACGGCGTTGAGCATGTTGCCGAAGGCCACGCCGGCCGGTTGTCCTCCGGTCATGGCGTTCACGACGTTCATGATTCCGTCCCAGAGCGATTGTAGGCCGCCGCCGACCGACTGCGCGGCCGTCTGCAATGCGGCGAACGCCCCGGTGTCCTTGACCTGTGTGAAGAACGTCTGCAATCCCTGCGTGCCGTTCTGCGCGAGGTTTGTGACTGCCGTCGCGGCCGCGTTGATGCCGCCTGTGACGGCCGGTTTGAAGAGGTTGAAGGCGTCGGTCAGGCCGCCGGTGACGGCTGCTTCGAGGTTTCCCATGGCTCCCTCGATGGTGCTGGTCGATGTCGCGGCCTGTTTCGCCACGTCGGTCATGCCGAGGTCCATCAATGCCTGGTTAAATTCGTCGGCGGTGATTTCGCCCTTGGCCATGGCATCCCTGAAATTGCCGGTGAAGGCCCCGTTCTTGAGCATCGCCTCCTGGAGTTTGCCGGATGCGCCAGGGATGGCGTCGGCCAACTGGTTCCAGTTCTCCGTCGTAAGCTTGCCCGCTCCGGCCGTCTGGGTGAGCACCATAGCCACGGAGTCGAAGGTGTCTGCGTTGCCGCCGGCCACGGCGTTCAGGTTGCCGGCGGCCTCTGTAAGGCCGGTGTAGTCCTTGATGCCGTTCGCGGCGAGCTGCGCCGTAGTGTTCTGGATGGTGGACAGGTCATACACTGTGCGGTCCGCGTAGTCGCGCGCCGCCTTGCTTGCCTTTTCGACGTTGGCGGTGTCGATGCCGGCGAAGCTCATGGTGTTCATGAACTTGTCGGTGCTGTCCGACATGTTCACCACGTCGCCGGCGAAGCCCTTCACCGTGTCCCACAGCGCGGTCACGCCCTTGACGGCCAACCCGCCGATGGCGCTGCCGAAAGCGGCCGCCTTCGTGGTGGTCGTTTCGAACGCCTTGACGGCATCATCGGCGTTGCCGGTGATGCGCACGCTCATGATCGCGCTGTGCGCCATGGTTCACTCCTTCCGTGTTTCTTCCGCTTCCGCTTCCTTGAGAAGCGCGGCGATGCCGGTGCCCCAATCGGCTTCATCGGCCTCGTTGCGCCATTGCCATGGCGTGCCGCCGAAACGGCTTGCCAGGAGGAACGAGAGACGGCCGAGCGAGTCTTGGGGCCACGCGGCTAGTCCGTAGGGTTTCCCTCTTCCGTCTCCTCCCTCGCGGCCGCGAGGTCGAAGGACGCTACGGTGTCCAGCCAATGCTCGAAGTCGGGCAGATTGTGGCCGGCCATGCGCAGGGCCGCGTAGGCCGCGTAGGCTCCGGAACGGACGGGTGACTGGGTGATGGGGCCCCAGCCGGCCTCGATGGCGTGCGCCTCGGCCTTGCAGGTGGCGCGCATGGTGATCGGCACGAGCTCGCTGGTCCCGTCCGTGTAGGTGATGCGGGTGGTTGCCATGTCATTTTCCTTTCACTTGGTTCAGTGTCTTGTCGATGAAGTCCTTGTAGACCTTTTGCCATTGGCTCTCGGTGGAGGCGACGCCGTTGTTGACGAAGAGCCGTGGCCGGATGTGCCGTTTCGGCCAGCCGTAATTGATTGGGCCCGCGTATGGCACGGCCTTGCGGCCGGCGCGAATGACGACGGCGCGTTTCGTCGCTCCGACACGCAGGCTGCCGGCCAGCCGGCCGGTCTTGCCTCGCGGGGCGAGGTTGCGGACGGCGGGCAATGCGATCTGCGCGGCCTCGCGGTTCACTTCCTTCAGGTCGTCCATGTCCGCGCCGGCCTTGCGCATCGTCTGCACGAAGCGTTTCTGGCCGACGACCATCAATGCCTTGTCAGCCATCACTTACCCGAGTAGGCCGTGTGGGCGACGTTCGTGACGGCGAAGCTCAGATCGTTCGTGTTCTTCGATTTGACGTCGCCGCCGATGGCGATTGGCGCGATGGTGACGTTGAAGGTCCACTGGACCTTGCCGGTCTGGTTCGGGACGAACTGGGCCGGCAGCGTCTCGCCCTTGTGATCGAAGAGCCAGACGGCCAGACCGTCCTCGCTGAAGTCGTCGCCCACGGTGCCCTCGAACGTCCACGTGGTCGTGGTGTTCGTTTCCTCTGATCCGTCCAAAAAGGTGGTCGGGTCGTCGCTGCTGTTCGACGGATTCAGCTGCGCCTTGGTCAGGTCGGCGCTGAAGTCCCTGCCGTTTGCGGTGTCGGTGATTTTGAAGATGCCTGGTCCGAGCGTGCGGATCTTTCCAGCCATGATTGTTTTCCTTTCCTTGTCTTATTCGGTTTCCAGAGCGTTCAACGTGACCTGGTAGGCGGCGAGCGTGCCGGCCCCTGCGAGGTTCCATGTCGCAGGCGTGGCCTTCTGGAGGTTCAGGCCACGTTCGGCGAGCCGGTCGAGCGCTGTGAGGATGTCATCGACTGCGGATGGCTGCGTGGCCGGCGTGCCGGCGATGACGTCCAACGTCCAGACCGGTTCCGGCGGGCCCCATGACGGCCATTCCACGGCCGGCGGTTCGATGAACACGGCCACCTTGCCGGCGGCCGGGCGCACCAGCTGGGCGTCGATGCTGATACTGCTCACGAGCCCGTCGAGCATGTCGGCGAGCGTGTCCATGAGGGCGGCGCGTTGTTCCTGGATGTTCATGCGATCACCAGCCCGCCGGTGTTTACGCCCGCCGCCTTGAGTTTCGGCCAGACCGAGCGGAGCGGGTCGGTGGAGATCCTGAACGGTTCCACAGTCGAATCGCCCACGTCCATGACGCCCAGCCGGGCGTCGCGGCTGTTGTACAGATCCGCCGCGCACGACACAATGCAATCGGCCAGCACTTCGTCCTTGATGGACGCCGCGCCCACGGCGCTTGCCACATACGCCTTGGCGGCGGCCAGCTTCGCGGCCAAGCGTTCATCGTCACCGCTTGGCACGCCCACTTCGTCGCGAAGCTGGGCCAACAACTGTTCGTCGTTCATGCGGCACATCATGCGGCAGCGAACTTGACAGGCAACAGACCGTCGGTGAAGGTCGCGGCCACGGCCATGTACCCGTACACCGAATAGTTGTCCACGATGTTCACTGGGTCGGTGTTGGAAAGCTGGGTGGGGCCGCCGCTCTCCCACACGGTGACGGCGGTCGGGTCGATGAACGCGGCGGTGCCGGTCGGGGCCTTCGGCAGCAAGTACACCGGCACGCGCATGAGGTCGCCCACCACGCCGGTGACGTCGAAAGCGCCGATGGTATCCGACCCCTTGCCGGAAATGTCCATGAACCGGTTGCCCGAGTCC